GAATCTTTTTGGTTATGACCCTAAACACAAAGATAGACTACCTTACTATGATACGTTTCCTTTGATACTACCATTAGAACCAGCAAAAGGTGGTTTTATAGGACTAAACTTTCACTATCTACCACCTCTTGCGAGAGTGGCGTTTTTGAGAAGTTTAGCAGGGGATGCTAGTGATAAAAGATTTGATAAAAAAACTAGATATAATATTCCTTGGCGAAATAATAGCTATATGAAAAAAACAGCAAAACATTATTTGTTCAATCATGTAAGAACATCATTTTTGAACATACCAGCAGATGAAATGGCGATTGCGATATTTCTACCTGTTGCAAGATTTAAAAAAGGAAGTCCGTACTAATGGCAATATTTAGAGCAGGTAAAAGATTAGGTCCTTTTGACATACGAGGTGGTATATCAAGAGGAGATTATAAGTCTAGTGCTTATCATAAAACAGATAGAGATCCTAGATTTAAAATGCAGGCTAATACCGAGAACACTATCGGTCGTTTTAGAGCGGCGATGGCTTCAGCAGAAGGTTATGCTAGACCATCAAGATTTGCTATAAGATTATTTCCACCTACTAGTTTACTTCAATCAATTAAACAACAAGGTTCTACTACAAATAGAGAAGGTGTGGTTTATGATAATGAAATGTATGGTGGCGAAGGTCAAGTACAAGCTTTTTCTAGTGGTGTGTTGCAAAAATTAACACAGACTATTGGTAGACAAATCAATATACATTGTGATACTGTCACAATGCCTGGTAGAGATTTACAACAACAAGAAGTTCAGTACGGAACAGATGTTAAAAGACAAATGGTTCAAGCACACACATACGAGGGTAATATATCAGCAACTTTCTATGCAGATAAGTATATGAGAGAAAGACAATTCATGGAAGCATGGCAGAATATATGCGTTGATCCTGTGACACACACAGCAGGTTATTATGATGATTACGTTGGTAAAATGCATATATACCAATTGGGTGCAGATAGTGAAAAAGATAGAGATATGCCTACCTATGCTATTGAGGCAATGGATGTTTATCCTGCTACGATAGGTCAAGTAGAGTATGGTTATGCTAAAGGAAACGAAATTCAAAAGATAACAGTTGAGTTTGCATATAAACAATGGCGTAATATGGGACTAGAAACAACAGGCATAGACTTCGGTCATGCTATGCAGACAGCAGCTAACGTTAAGGCAAGAACACCAGGACTATTTGGTAAACTACCTCCTGATCTACAAAGAGCAGGAAGAGATATATTCCAACAAGGGCGAACAGTATTGAACCCAATAGGAAGAATATTTAAGGGGAAAGTTTTCCCACCATTTACATAATAACTATATAATAAGGAGAAAATATTATGGCACTACCTAAACTGACAACTCCAACATATGAGTTGGAAATACCATCAACGGATGCTAAGGTTAAGTATCGACCGTTTTTAGTAAAAGAAGAAAAGATACTTATGATGGCTATGGAAAGTAAAAAGAATACTGACATAGTTCAAGCGGTAAAAGATATCGTGAGTGAGTGTACTTTCAACAAAGTAGATATGAGCGACTTGCCTATGTTTGATGTTGAATACATTTTCTTACAGATAAGATCAAAGTCTGTTGGTGAAGTTTCTAAATTAAGAATACTATGCCCAGATGATGGTAAGACTTATGCTGATGTAGAATTAGACTTAAATGAGGTCAAGGTGCAAGTAGGTGACGCACACACTAATAAGATTGAATTGAGTAAAGACATGGGTATTATTATGAAGTATCCTACAATTGATTCATTTAGAGAGAGTGGTATACAAGACATTAATGCTACTAATATGTTAGATGTTATCGGTACTTGTATTCTACAAATATATGAAGAAAGTGGTAAGAAAACTTATGACCCTAAAGATCAGACTAAAAAAGAGTTGAATGAATTTATGGAACAGTTAACCACTCAACAATTTAAGGATGTACAAAACTTCTTTGATACTATGCCTAAGTTAAAACATACTATCAAGGTGATTAATCCTAAGACTAAAAAAGAGAATGAGATAATACTAACTGGACTAAACGATTTTTTCGAATAGCCCTTTCACATGATAGTTTAGAGAATTATTATAGTATTAATTTCTCTTTAATGCAACATCATAACTATTCTCTTTCTGATTTAGAGAATATGCTACCTTGGGAGAGGGAAATATATGTAGATATGTTAATCACATATGTTAAGGAAGAGAACGAAAAAGAACAACGAAGACAACAACAAGGGAAATAATATGGATTTTAATGACGATGGTAAAATAAGTGTGTGGGAAGCATTCCCATACTGGTTTGATAAGTTAAGAATATTCCCAAGAGTATTCATATCGGTCTACATCTATATGTTTTATGATGTAGCAAATTGGTTTATGCAACTACCTGAACCTAACAATGCACAGGCAGGTCTAGTATCTGTTGTAGTAGGTGCTGGGGCAGCGTGGTTTGGGTTATATTGTAATTCATCTAAAAACAATAGCACACTACCGAAAAAAAGTAAAAGAAAAGTATTAAAGGAAGAACAAATAGGATAATATGGCATTAGGAGCATTAGCATTACCAGCAATAGAACCAGCATTTGGTGCTGATAACACAGCTATGGTTCCTGTAACCGTAGGTCAAAGTGATAAAAAACTAGGCACGATAGAGATTAAGTCTCCTATGGAAGATGTTATGGACTTCTTTTCAGGTATCGATAAGAGTCTTATAAATCTAGTAGAGTTCGCTAAGAAATCACTTAACCTAGAGGAAAAGGATGCTCAAAGAGAGAGTTTACAAAGACAAGACACAGATGATCAGGGAGATATCGTAGGTGATAACAAGAGTATGCTTGATTCTTTGAAAGAGTCATTTGCTTCTTTCGGTGACGCTTTCGGTCAAGTAAGTATAGGTGAGAAGTTAGGAGCAGCGTTGTTAGTTGGTGGTTTACTTTTATTTTCACAAGTTCAAGAGCAACTTGTTGCAGTTCTTACGCCTGTCATAGCTGTTGTTAAAAAATTAGTAGAGATATTTGGTGCTAAAGGTGTATTTTTAACATTTTTAGGTGCCCTTGTAGCGATTAAATTCTTACCTCTTATAAAAGGTGCATATGCAGTTGCTAAAACATTAGCACCTGGCATATGGAAAGGTGTTGGCATTGCATTTAAGGCTGTCAACTTTGCAGTAAAAGGATTAGCAACTGGTGCTAAACTTGCTTTAAAAGGTTTAGGTGGTGGGTTGAAGTTCTTATTTGATGGTATAGGAAAAGCATTTAGAGGTATAAGAATAGGTTTAGTTGCCATGAGAACAAGTTTAATACCAATAGTAGCAGGTTTCATAGTACCTATTGCAATTGCAGCAGCTATAGGTGCGGTATTGTTTAGTTTAAAATCAAGTATCGAAGTATTTAAAGCAGCAATTGACGATGGTGATAGTGTTATGTCAGCACTAGTTAAGGCAGGTAAAGATTTCTTTGCTACACTATATACATTACCATTTACATTAATAAAAAATGTAGTAAGTTATTTTGCAGGTATGTTTGGTTTTGATAATTTCAAAGAGAAGTTAGATAGTATTGACCTTAAACAAGGATTCATTGATATTATAACAAGTTTTGTAGATAAAGTCAAGGGGTTTTTTGCAGCCATATTTGATTTTGATATTAAAGGTATCATAGATAGAATAGGTAACATAGGTTCACAGATAGCAAATACATTAAAAGGTATAGCAAAAGGTGCAGTTGCAATGATAGCAGCCGCAGTACCTGGTGGTGAAAGTCCTACTGAAGCATTTTCAAGAGTATATAATGAAGTTCTAAATACAGGTGAAGGAGTTGTTAAGAATGAAGCAACAGAAATTGCTGATAAACCTTTAGTTGAAGATGGTGCAATGGCAGCTGCAAAAGCAGCCATGACAACAAATGAGTCATACATTACAAACGACAATACAGTTAATAATGAAACAAATATTATGAAAGAAAAAATTAAAGAATTGATTAAAGAAGGAATAGAAAAAGAAAGAATTGAAAAAGAAGGTAAATCAAGTTCTCCTATCATGGTTAACAATAGTAAAGGTGGTGACACTAACGTTAATAACAATACAACAAATGTAAGTGGTGAATTGGCAGTAGAGCATAGTGACCCTACATCAAGACTAATTAATAATGCAATAGCATAAAAATATATTAAAAAGGAGACAATTAGTGATAATGGTATTGATAGCATTCGTGATAGTATATATTATATGGTGCTTTACACATGGGGAATGGTAAAATGATTACAAAAATATTTGATATAGTCGCTCATGCAATATTGGTAGGATTAATCTTAACACTATTTGTATTGTATTTTATCTGTATTAATGTTAGCC